ACAACGTAAGCACGATGGCGAATGCTTGTCAAGCCCTAAAGTGAACGGCGAGGAAAGAAATGTACGGACACAAAGCCCGCAACACGTTGATCGCGCTGCTCAAGGAGTCGCCCGAGTTGAAGGTGGGGAATCCGCCGAAGTCCGTCGTCACGCCGAACGGCTACCGCCAGATCGTTGACCGGCTGCTAGTTGAACTATGGATGCGCGGCTTCGCCGTCTCCGCTCGCAAGGCAGGCGACAAGCCGCCGGCGGACGCGCCGGATCACAAGGCTTGGCGAGACAAGAAGCTCGCGCCAACCCTCGCTAAGGCTGAGCGTCGCCGACAAAAGGACGTTGAGGCGGCTTAGGCCGCGCCGTCTCGACAAAGCCTAGCGCCGCCAGCGTCAACGTGACGAGGATCGTGATCACTTCCGCCGTCAGATGACCGAGGAGTTGCGTTCCCCAATGCGCGTCAACGAGGCCGATCAAGGCGACCACGACGATGGCGATTTGCTTAGCGAGCGCTGACTTCATACGCCACAAACGATTGCGCCAGCGCGGCGACAATCGCCTCGTAATTGGCCCGGTACAGCGCCACGTCGGCCCGGCTATCGACGAAACAGATTTCCGTCAACACCGCGGGCATTCGGGTTTGGTTGAGAAAGCCCAAGTTTGTCCGATGCTTAGCGCCACGGTTGATGAATCCGCCGGCGTTGGCGACCGCCGCCGAGACGCGCGTCGCGATCACTTTCCCCGCCGCCGAGCGGTAGAGCATTTCGGTGCCGCGCGGCGCGTCGGTCGGCTTGAAGGCGTTGAAGTGGATTTGCACGTCAACGTCGCGGTCCTGTGAATTATGCCAGAGCGCGGTTTCATTCACGTTCTGCCGCGAGGTTTTCGAGGTGTTGTCGTGATAGACGACGGCGCTGTGACCCTCCATGCCGTTGATCAGTTCGCCCATCCGATCCGCGACGCGGACGTTCTCGACCCGCTCGGTCAGGACGCCGACCGCGCCGGGGTCGCGATGCGAATGACCCGACGAGATGGCGAACCGGGTCATCTCAATGCTCCACCGCCGCCCTACGCCCGTCGGAGTTCGGGCGAGCGTTCGGATCGTCCTTTTGCTGCTGCACCCTCAGTTGCTCGCCGATCTTCATGATCAGCGGATTGGCGACGTTCCACGGCGCTTGCGCAAGCACCGCGAGCACCCGCTGCCATTCCTCATCCTCTAGTTGCACCGTTGGCATTTCACTCACCTTCGCTGTAGGGGATAGGAGCCTCTAGGAAGCCCGCTGGCGGCCGTTCGTGGATCAACAGCAATCCCACCCTCCCGGCCAACTCACTCTCGCGCCGGGAGCGCAGGAGGCGGAGGCGGAGCCGTCGCTCCAGCAATACTCGGTGACGATGCACAGGCCCGAGCCGCCGTCGCCTCCCGAGGTCACGACGCCCGGGGATGACGCCGTTTGGTTGGCGGTCGCGCCTTGGCCGCCAGCGCCGGTATTGGGCAGTGCATTGGCTCCGGGGCCGATGCCCACGCCATAATCGTTGCTTTGGTTGCCGCCGAAGATCACTCCGCCCATGCCGCCCGACAGCGACATCGCTACCGGGGCGGCCAGCACTTGAACGATCCCCGCGTCGCCGCCCGAGCCGGGAAAGGCAACATCGCCCACCCCCGCAGCCGCGCCCTGACCGGGCAAGCCGAATTGGGTTTCGGTGTTATTGGCGTTCGCCGCCGCGCCGCCGTGGGCGACGCACAGCGCCCCGAAGGTGGTCGCCCCTCCCGGCGTTTCCAGCGCCGACACGCCGCCCGCGCCGACGGTGACGACGACCCCGCCCGCGACCAAAGCCGCTGGCAACGTCTTGCGCGAATAGCCGCCCGAGCCGCCGCCGCCGCCCGTCACTAGAAAGGTCGCACTGGGATTGGTGATAGCGCCGCCACCCGCCCCTCCGCCGATGGTCTCGACAACAAGACTAACCAGCCCCGGCGAGGGCATGTAAGTGCCGGAGACGGTGAACACTTGGACGACGATCCGCAGACCCGTGTTGACGCAGACCGGGTTAGGCGGGGGGCATAGAGCGTTCATGTCGCCATCCTTTCTTCGAGCTGAGTGAGCCGCGCCGTCAGTTGCTGCACCGCCTTGACCAGCGTGCAGATCAGGGCAAGGTCGCCCAGCGACGCATAGCCCGGCGATTGCCTCCCGCGCATCGTCGCTGGCTGATCGGGCGGCGGGATGTAGGCGATGGGGATCACTTCCCTCACCTCGTCGGCGATCAGCGCGCAATTCCAATGCCGCGATACGCCGGACAGGGGCAACGTCAGATCAAGTTCGTGCACCGGCAGCCGATTGATGAGGGCGAGCGCGTCGATGGTGGCGGATTTGATATTCGACTTCAACCGCCTGTCCGAAGGCGTCACCTGCCAATTAAAGGAACTGCCGGGGACTGAGGCGACCATAGTCGAGGTGGCGCTGTTCAGATACCATTGCAGGACCGGGAACACAGTGCCGCTTTGCAGGGGACCGAGCGCAATCTGACCCCACATACCGCCGCCCACAACGAAGCCCAGCGAGCCAGAGCCGGCCTGAAGCGCAAACGCCAAGGAGTTACTCGCCCAAGCCGGATAAATGATGCCGGGGGTTGAGATGGTGCCGGTAAAGGTCGCCGCTCCGGTGGCGCGGCTGATGTACAACGCCGCCGCCGTCGCCACACCAGCGTCGGTGTAGGGAACGATGCCGAAGTCGGAGCCTGCGTTCGATCCAGTCTCCGCCGCGTTGTTGCCGAGTTGTATCATCCAGCGAGTGTTCGCGCCGGTTCGGCTATAGATGGCGGCGGAGTTTCCAGCCGCCCGCGTCAAGGTCAGGCTGGCGTCGTTCGCGCCGGTTCTGGTGATCCCGAGGTTGCCGGTCAGCGTCCCCCCGGCGAGCGGCAGAAAGGCGGCGAGCGCTGCGGTCACGAAGGCGGTGGTGGCGAGTTGCGTCGAACTCGTTCCCGCCGTCGCCGTCGGGCCGGCAGGCGTCCCGGTGAAGGTCGGACTAGCCAAGAGCGCCCCGCCCGCCCCGGTCAGATCGGCGGCGGTCAGGGTGATGACCCCGGTGCGGGTGTTGAAACTCGCGACCCCGCTCATCGCGGCAATGGCGGCGACGACGTAGGCGCACGTGGCGAGCTGGGTGTTCGCTGTCCCCGGGGGCGCAGTGGGAGCCGTCGGCGTGCCGTAGAGGGCCGGCGAGCCTAAGGGCGCTCCGCCAGCCGCCGAGATGTCGTTGGCGGTCAGGCTGACCGCGCCCGAGCGCCCGTTGAAGCTGACCACGCCGCTATCGACGGCGGTCACCGTCGCCTGCACGAAGGCGCAGGTGGCGAGTTGCGCGGTGTCGGTCCCGACCGTCGCGGTCGGGGCCTGCGGCACGCCCTGAAAAATCGGCCCCGCCAAGGGAGCGCCGCCCGCCCCGGTCACGTCGGCGAGGCCCATGATGATTGCGCCGGTCCTGCCATTGAAGCTCGTCACCCCCGCCGTCGAGGCCGCGACTGCCGCAGTCACGAAAGCCGTGGTGGCAAGCTGGGTGGTGTTCGTTCCCGGCGCGGCGGTCGGAGCGATAGGCGAGCCGGTGAACGCCGGACTGACCAATGGAGCGCCGCCAGCGTCGATGACATCGGTGGTGTCCAAGACGATCGCGCCCGTCCGGGTGTTGAACGAACTCACCCCGGTGACCGAGGCGGCGACGGCGTTCATGACGAAGGCGGTGGTGGCGAGCTGCCCGGTGGTGTTGCCCGGCGCGGCGGTCGGCGCGGTCGGGAGCCCGCTGAAGGCTGGCGAGGCGAGCGGCGCGTAAGCCACCGAGATTTGCGTCGCCAAGCTGTCGACCACCGCCACGACGAAGGCGGTGGTGGCGATCGATGTCGAGTTGTCGGTCGGGCTGGTCGCGGGCGTCGGCGCGGTCGGATTGCCGGTGAAGGCCGGGCTGTCGAGTGGCGCGAGGCCGCTCAAGGCGATGTTGCCGAGCGTCACAATCGGATAACCGCCAACCGTGGCGGTCCCGTTGGGAACGGCGAAATTGCCGTTGACGATCAGGTTGCAGACATCGGCTAAGTTGGCGACGTTAAGGTTGGCGGCGTCGAGGGTCTGATTGACAGTCAGGTAGCCGAAGGCGCAGCCGCCGCCGACCGTCAGATTGGTCTGCACGACGGCGCTGGCCATATTGGCGGTGCCGCCGACTTGCATGTCGCCGCTGACCTGCATGTCGCCACCGACGCCCAAACTCTCGCATTGCGCCTGAACGAAGCTCGCGACGTCGGCGTTGAGCGTCCCCAACGAACCCCACGTCGCTTCGAGGTCAACGACGCCCGCCTTCTGCGCATAGAGGACGTTGACACTGGCGTTGGAGAACTGCCCCGATCCCGCCTGCACCGACAGCGCCGAAAGCTGGCCGCCAATCGCCATGCCAGCGCCGGGCGTGGCTAACGCCGTGCTGACGAAGGCAACCGGGCTGATCGACAAGTAGGGACCGCCGAGCCCGCCGCGCTGAAGGAGGATGGCGTCCGAGGCGATGGCGTTGCCCGCGGTCGGATAGCCGTCGATCTGGCGGACGTTCAAAATGAGGTCGTCGTCAGGCATCAACTCGTCTCCGCGCACAGAACGAGCGTCACGCGTGGCCAGGCGTTGCCTTGGGTGTCATACGCGGTCCAGCGCAGTTGATAGTCGACGCCCGGAACGCCCCCGGAAAGCATAGCGTAGACCGCGCGGCCGCGCACCTCGACCGGGCCGATGGTCCAACTCTCGTCGTTGGCCGGGTTGGCGGTGTTGGTCAGGATGACGAGCGAGCCCGAGGCGATGCCGACGCCGACCGGGATGATGAACGAGTAGTCGAGTCCGAACAGACATTGCTCGTCGGGCGGATGCTCGGGCCGGTAGCGGACGGAGATCGGCATGTCAGGCGCGCCAGGCCGGGAGGTAGCCGACGATGATGAGGATGAGCACGACGATGAGGAGCAGCCCGATCAAGCCGTTGCCGTACCAGCCCGCGCCGTAGCCGGGCCGCCAGGCGGGATGGACGTAAGGCCCGCCCACGCCGCCGAGCAAGATGAGGATGAGCAGAATGATGAGGATGAGCGACATCGCCTAAGCGAGCCTCCGCGTATCCTCCGTCGGCAGCGCGACCAGCATTCGATTCACCCAAACCGGCTCGAGCCCGACAAGCGTCTGCGCCGGGTCGGCGAGGTTCGCGGTGAGTGGATCGCGGATGAGAGCCGGAGCCCGTAGCAAGGCGGGGCCAGGGTTAAGTGGGAGCGCGTACACACAACGCTCGCGTCCGAACGGGCCGGGCTTGCCGACTCGGTCGGCGGTCGCGGGATCTGCGACGCTCGCCCCTTGCGGGTCGGCGAGGAGGCGCGATCGCGCGGATGTCGCGGGTCTGACGTTGTCCACACGCAAGCCCTTGGGGGACTCCCAACGTTAAGGGCTCGAGTATAGCGTGAAGGGCCACGCTGTGAACCGTGGCCCTTCTGTTTCCCTACCGAGAAGCGGGGAGAGCCCGAACAGGCAATGAACGAGCTATGCCAGACATAGGCGATTCGAGTTCTCAGGACAAGCGGTTAGCCGACCACGCGGCGTCTTTGGACGCGCTCGTTGCGGGCTCGCCTGCGCCGAAACCGAAACCCTCTTACGTCCGTTTCGACCATCCCTGCCGCGACTGCGGCGCGGACCACGCCCCGTTCGGCTTTAATTTTCCCAAGGAAACGTACTGGCTCTGCCACAATTGCTCACCATGCATGGAGGAAGCAAAATGCCCAACGTCGCCGACGCCCTCGACGTCAACCGCTACCGCGAGATCGGCCACGAAAGCATCCTTGCCTGCAACCTCTGGCTCGCCCTCAACCTCGCCTGCGAGCGCGGCGATAAAGTCGCCGCCTTCCACGCCGCCGAACAGATCGCGATTCTCACCCGAACAACTCTCGCTCTGGTGAAGCGGCTTGGACTCGGGGAGGCGTCCAATGGCTGACCCACCTGACGATGATTTCCTTGGTCCGCAAAAAGAGCCTGACGACGACCGAGTCGTCCAATTCGATCCGAAGCGCAAGCGGCAAAAGAAACCGCCGCCGCCTCCCCCGCCCGGCGGCTGGCCGTCATGGCGCGACAAGCTCCGCAAAGACGACAAGGGCAGGGTCATTCCCGATCTCGCCAACGTGCTCATTGCAATCCGGGACGAGCGTGCGCTCGACGTCGGGATGGCGTTCAACGAAATGTTGCAGCACTCGCTCGTGATGGAGGAATGGCCGCACGCCGAACGCGCCCTGCCCGGCGCGCCGCCGCCCCATCAAACGACCGATGACGACGTGAGCCGCTTGCAAGAGTGGTTGCAGGAGAAAGGCGTCCCGCGCGTCGGCCGTGAGATCGTCGGCCAGGCGATTGAGGTGTACGCCCGCGAGCGCTCGTTTCACCCGGTGCGCGAGATGTTGAACGCGCTCGAATGGGATGGCGTCGCCAGACTGCCGACGTGGATGTTCTCGTATCTCGGCGCGGCGGCCGACGATGACGTCGAAATCGAGTACGTGCGCGCCATCGGGACGATGTTTCTGATCGCCATGGTGAAACGGATTCTCGAGCCCGGTTGTCAGTGCGACTACATGCTGGTGCTCGAGGGCGACCAGGGCGTGCGCAAATCCGAGGCTTGCCGCGTGCTCGCCGGCGAGTGGTTCTCCGATCATCTGCCGGAGAAAATTTCGTCGAAAGACACCTCGCAACATCTGCGCGGCAAATGGCTCGTCGAGGTGAGCGAACTGGCGGCGTTCTCCAAGACCGAGGTCGAGGCGTTGAAGGCGTTCATCACCCGGCGCGAGGAGCGCTACCGGCCGCCGTTCGGCCGCCACGACGTGCTCGAGCCGCGCCAATGCGTGTTCGTTGGCACGACGAATCAGGAAATCTACATCAAGGATTCGACTGGCGGCCGGCGCTTTTGGCCGGTCCGCTGCACGGCGATTGACGTCGAGGGCTTGCGTGAAGTGCGTGAGCAATTGCTGGCGGAAGCCGTCTATCGGTGCAAGGCGGGCGAGCGCTACTGGCCGACAACGGACGATGAAGCTCGGTACTTTAAGCCGCAACAGGCCAAGCGGCAGGAGGATGATCCGTGGTTCCCGGTGATTGAAAAAGCGCTCGAGGAACGCCCGGAAATGACCAAGTTCACTGTCTCGATGATCGCCACGACTGTCTTGGGGTTTGACGGCGCAAGCCGGCTCGGGACGGTGGACGCACGGCGAATTACTAACATTCTCAACGAATTAGGCTGTCGGCAAGAGCGCACGAAGAAAGGCCGGTTCTATGTGCGCGGGCTCAAGCTGGATGACGGATGACGCATGGTGACGCATGTTTCCTATAGACCCTCCCTAATGCGCGCCCGGCCATACGAAAGTCCCTATAGGGGGGCTCTATAGGGAAGTGCGTCATCGTGCGTCACCCGTCACCCGGCCGATTTTTTCCAGGAAAGCAAGCGGAAAAATACGGAAAAAAGTTGGAGAATGGCGCGCGGTTTGGGGGAAAATCGCCGAGGGGCAGGTTTCGCGCGCGCGCGCCGCGTCCAGGAGACGTTCCGCCCGGTCGCACTGTAACCATCCCGCAACAGTGTGGCCAGCAAGCAGCGTAGCAGGGCTGCCACAGTGTAGCTCAAGTAACGACGAGCAAGTGACAGAAATGTTACTATAGCTTTACTTGCTCTATACTTAACACCTCCGAAGCTCGACTGTTCACGGAAACGTGAAGCGAATGTTCGTCATAGGAGTTGACGGACTCAGGGATTCAGGCTATCTATTACAAGTCAACACGATGACGAAACGGAGTAGGTAGAAATGAGCAAAGTGAAGTACCTCGCTCACGCCGCGTTATTCTCGCTGGCGATTCACGCGTGGAACGCGGCGAGCTTCGACCGCGTGCTGGATTGCTTCTCGGAGGTCGGAATCGACAAGGTTCTGACGACCGCAGTTCACCATGCGGGAGTCGAGTGATGGGGTGGGTGACTTTGTTCGCGGCCTACGCGGTCGCCATCGGTTCGGTTTTGGCCTACCTGGCGTACGCGCCATAAGGCAATCGAGAAAGGGGGCGCAACGGTTGCGCCTCCACTTAACACAACGGAGCATGATGACAAATGAGTAAGATAGTATGCAGCGAATGTGGCGTCGGACCCCTCGAGGGGCTGGCGCTCTATCGAGACAAGGGCGCGTTGTTTCACAACGGCAAGGGCATTCGAGGAGTCGGGCCGTTGTTCTGTGCGGCTTGCGCGCCAACGAAGATTAAACGGGCGATTGTCGCCAGCCACCGCATTGATCCCGCCACCAAACGGCTTGCGGCCTAACGCAATACAACGGAGCATGATGACTATGAGAAACTATAAATCGCCGGTCTTTCAGCATCGGCATTACGCGGAAATCGCCAGCCTGCTAGCGCAACTCGACGGCGAAGATTCGCCTGACAGCATTCGAGAGGCGTTCGCTGCGATGTTCGCGCGCGACAACGAGCGGTTTCAACGGGAGCGATTCCTCGCTGCCGCCAACGGCTCGCCATCGAACGGAAGGGATAAGCGATGATCCGAGTGGTTTTCAATCGGTTGCTTGGCGGCTGGTTTGTGGTGCGCGGCGCGCATCACTTCCCTCTCGCTGGCCCGTTCTCGACCAAGGCGGAGGCTCGAGCCTGGCTCGCGCGGAAACGATGATCGAGGAGGGCAAGCCCTATTTCGTCTGGCGAGGCGAGCCCTTGGTCGGCGCGCCCTGCGACTACGGTTGGTTTTCGACGGTCGTTTATCCTCACGGGCAGGACGGCAAAACGTTCGCTCACCTGCTTGACACAAAAGAGCACGATGCTATGTTAAGCAGGCAGATGGACATAACGAAGAGTGAGAGATGAATCTACATCCATTCGAAGAAGTAGTGGCGAACGCCGAGCGAAAGATCGCCGACGGCTGGACGGTCTATCAGCAATTCAATTGCGAGAAGTGCGGCCAGAAGCAAACGATGCCTGACGAGAACAAGTTTTTCACGTCAGGGCGTTGCGAGGAGTGCGACCACGTAACCGACATCGTGAAAAACGGCATGAACTTCATGGCGACCAAGAGCGCTCGAGGCGACGCGATTCGAGACATCTTGAGCGAGGTGAAGCCATGAAAAGTCCGGACGCTGAGACGCAACGCGCCGAACACCTCGAACGGTGCAAGGAACGCGCGATGGATTATTGGTTCTTGGGCGATCTGGCGAATGCTGTCGCGTCAATGGCGAGCGATCTGCGCAAGTACGATGACCTTGGCTGCAACGACTATTTGCTCAGGCTCGCGATGATTTACGTCACGGAACACGACGCGGACGGCGTGAAGCGCTGGATCGAGGGCTTCCGATGACGACGTTCATGCATTGGACGCCTGAGATGTTGCGGCGGTTCAAGATCGCCTACGCCAAGGCGCTCGAGGAGAGCGTCGAAACGTTCCCGTTCCAGGGGCATGATTTCGTCCCCGGCTACGCGAAATTCCTGATCGAATATCTCGAGATGGTCATGAAGGGAGAGCGCGATGAAAAGCGCGGCTAAGAAACCGTCCTACCAGCGCGGGCCTTTCGTGGTGTTCTACACGGCGCAAACGCAGATGGGGCCGATGTATTGGTTCCTGCGCGGCAAGAGCTTCACGACGGACGTGAAGCTCGCCAACGAGTTCCCGACGCTGGAGTCGGCGCAGAGCTTTCTGACCGACGCGCAGCAATCTGACGTCCTGGGCTCACGCCACGCCCGCGTGGCTAGGGCCGAGCTATTCGCCAAGGGGTCTAGGCGGGCAATCGACGATGGCCGCTCAGAGGGCTTCTAATTCGATTTAAACGCCTACAGACTGAGGAGTGTGAAATGCGATGCGATGAAGGAATCGAGAAAGACGTCTGCCTCTGTTGCGAGCAAAAAGTACAAAATCCGCACGGTCGGCTCACGCCGAGCGAAGCCGAGAACCAAATGCAACTGCTTGGAATGATTGGTTATTCGCGCCAATCGCTACTGACGACGCATCGGCACCGAGTCGAGTATCAGTTGCCGGGAATGATCGAATGGCTCAAGCAATCGGCCAACAACTAGCCTTGGGGGTCATCGTGCACGCCCGCGAGCCCGAGTGACCGTGGGGCCTGGCCAGCGTTCCCCAAGGCTTGATCCAGCAATGCGCTGGCCAGGATGAACACTCGAGAGGGATGGGCGCGGTTGCCAATCGACCGCGCCCGTTTCCCTATTTCCAGGCGTACGTGAGCACCGCGCCGATCAAATTGGCGAGGATCACAAACTCGGCGACGTTGAGTAAAATCCACAAAGCCCGCCTCACGTCACCGCGCCCTTCAACGCCGTCGCGTGCTTGACGACGCTCGTCGCAAATTCGAGCGCCAAGTCCGGGGTCATTGTAAACCACTGAATCCGTGATCCAAAATCAATCCGCACGTTGCCTTTCTCCCTTCCGACGGCGATCCTCAACAGGTCGGTCGGATGGAGCTTGGTCGGCGTAAGCCTTTCATTCATGTTTGCCCCGCGTAGCTGATTGTCGGCGGACCAAATTGCATCCGGCTCCAAATAAACCAAGCATGATTTGTGCTCGGCGCTGCGCCTGGGCGGGGAAACCACACGATCCGGTCGATGAGCACGATCTTGTGGCTCCAATAGAGGCAATCGGCGAACACGTCGCGGCGCGTCTTGGCGGAGTCGAAATCGACGGCGAGGAGGAGCGCGGTGATGTCAATATCGGGCATCGCGAGCGCGCGGCGGATGAACGCCATCGCCATCTCGGCGCGCCGGCTTTCGCCGTAGGGTGGATTCGTCACGATGATGTTGCAGCCGGGCGGCCGGATGTTGCGGCGGGTGAAGTCGCCGCGCGTGACGACGACTTCAAACCCCTCTTGTCGCAAGGTCAATGCGAGCTTACCGTCGCCGCGTCGCGGCGGCGCGGGCTCCCAAATTCGTAACCCACCCAAGCGAACGAGGTAGTCTGTGAGCGCCGTGACAACCCATCCTGGCGTCTCATACTCCTCGTTTGCCTGGCGGTTGTAATCAGAGTTCCGCTGCGCCACCCTTGCCTCGGATGATCTCGACCGGGACGCCGGTAAGTTCGGCGATCTTTGCCGCCTGTTGGTCGGTCGGTCGGAATTTTTCGTCCGCCCACACGTACATGGTTTGGCGCGACACGCCCACGGCTTTCGCTCGCGCGGTTAGACTCTTGCCTGGGATCTTGGCCAGGATGTCTTTCATCGGATTGCGCAGTCGATTTTGCAGCGCTTCGATCTTGCTTTGCAGCCCGCGAGGCGCTTTCGCGTCGGGCAGATCAATGGCGATTGCGTCCGTCGCCATGGCGACGCCAATGAGGCGCTTCGCCATGTCGTATTTTTTATCCGGCCGCCCTTCCGCCTTGCGCTGCGCTCGAGCGGCGTTGACTTGCGCGCGGCGCTCCGGCGACGTCTTGGCGACTCGAGTCGTCGGCAGAAAGGTGAGGTTGATGGTGAACGGCTCAACCTCTTTTTTGCGGTCAAACTCGAGCATGGCGCGGAGCGCCGGTTTTGGCAGAAAGGCGCGCTCACGGTAATCCTTGCGGCGCGTGATGCTGACGCCGGTGGCGTCCACGCGGACGTAACCGTTGGCGATGCCGATGGCGTCGGCGACGGCGAGTTTAATCATGCAATGATTCGGGTCGCCGCATTTGCCTTCGTCGATATGCTCACGCCGCACCGCGACGGTGATCTTTTTGTTGAGGTTCGGTTCCATGACATGACTCCTTTTGTGTCAACTAGGCTACATGGACACATTGGGCGGTCATGTCAAGTTTTATGGCGAACACTGCACTATCAGCGATAGTCGCAGATCGTATCCCTATTCGGCGGCGGTCTTGCTAGTTGATTCGCTCCTCGCCTGCGCCGCTTGTGCGAGATCGTTTACGCACCTTTCGTAAGCCTCCGCGTTCGCGGCGTTGAGTCGCCACTCGTTGGACTGCGCCGCGCTTTCGTCCTGCGCGAGTCGGTACGCCTTCGCCATCCGACGCCACCCTTGGATTAGTCGCACGCACCGCTGTTCCAACGTCATTGATTTGCTCCTCAAAGTTTGTGGCGGTGATGACGCTCGCCGGGACGCCGGTGAGCTTGGAAATCTTGCGGGCGTGCTCGAGGGTCGGCCGCGACTCCTCGACCTGCCATTGCCAGTAACAGGTGCGCGAAACACCGATGGCTTTCGCCTTGTCGCGCTTGGTCGCGCCTGGCACCGCCTCGAGGATCTTCGCCATCGGCGTGAGAATGCGCTCACGGGCATGGAGAATGAGCCGCTTAATGTGGATGTTGGGATGACGCGCAGCGATTTGGTTTAGCTGTTGCGCATCTCGCTCAAGGTCGGTTGCCATGTTCGTCAAGATCCTTTACCTTTAAGCTTACAGGCTAACATATGGTGAGGGCAATGCGGAAAATCTCACATGACCGACATCCCTGAAAACATCGATCTGCAATGGCTTGCGCGCCATCTCGTCGGCTTTCGTGATGAAACGCGCGGCGAGTTGCGTTCCCTTGGCCGCGAGCTTTTCGGCGTGCATGAGGAAATATTGGGGCTTCGCGAGCAAATCGGCGTCGCCATCGCGGGCCTGTTGCGCGTCGAGCGCAACTTGTCCGCTGTCCGCCAGGATATTCGCGTGCTGTTCGACGCAGACCGGGATTTGCGTCAACGCGTAGAGGCGTTGGAAGCGAAGCCATGAGAGGCGCATGGATATGGGGCCTGCCTGGCGCTCTCGCCGCCCTCCTGACGGTTTTAGCTGCGCTGGTTTATCTCATCTTTTGCGCGCCCGCCCACGCGGCGCGCTGCCCGCACGGCCAGATTTTGCGGGTGAGCATGGGCAAGTGCGTAAGCATCCATTCCAAGCTCGCGCGAGGCTACGTGCGCACGCTGCCGCGCAAGCGGATCGTGGTCGCGCTGCCGCCGGCGAAGCCCGCGCCACTTGAGCGGCCGGAGATCGAGGTGTTGCGCGAACGGCTCATGCGGCCGGTCGCGGCGCTCGACGCAACGGCCATCCTCCTATCGCGCGCTGCGGCGCTCGCGCCATGAGACAGTTCTGGATTGCAGTGTCGCTCGGCGCGGCAATAGCGGCGCTTGGGATACTCGTTGGGGCGGCGCTGGTATCGGGGCATTGGTGAACGAGGTGAAGTAATGGCGAAAGAGGTTAAGCCCTACCGGCCAGCCGAGACGTTCGGCCAGTTTTTGATGGAGGCGATGACCAATCCCGACATCCCGGCCGACAAGCTCATGGCGCTTGGGCAGTTGCGGCGCGAGGTGTTGCAGGATCAAGCGCGCGAGAAATATCAAGAGGCGTTCGCCGCATTCCAAGCCGAGCTTCCCGAAGTCGAGCGCGACGGAACAATCGAGCTTGTCAAAGAGGGCGTGAGCAAGGGCCGCCTGCCGTTCACGACTTACGAAGCGATGTACCGCGTGCTGCGCCCGCTCCTGGCCAAGCATGGCTTCTCGATTCAGTTCACTTCGCAAGACGACAAAGACCTGATTCGGGTGACGGGGACGCTCGCCGGCCACGGATGGGAGAAATCCTCGAGCTACGCCATGCCGCCCGATCAAGGGCCGGGCCGCAACGCGCTACAGGCGCGCGGCTCGACGCGCCAATATTGCAAGCGGTACATCACCGACGATCTCTGCAACATCGTTCGCAAGGGCCGCGACAACGACGGACGCGGCGCGCAGGATTTGATGATCGAAGCGCCCAAGGTGCGTGAGCTTGAGCGGCTGATAAAGGCGACCAAAACCGACGTCGAGCATTTCCTCAAGATGATGCTGACCGGCGTCGACTCGCTCGGCGAGATCCGCGAGCGCGACTATCCGCGCCTTGTGCTCGCGCTCAAGGATCGCGAGGCGCGCATCAAAGCGGCGGAGGCGAAAAAGTGAAATTCTATAAGCTCGAGCAAGGTTCGGTCGCCTGGTACAACGCGCGCCTCGGGATTCCGACGTCGAGCAACTTCCACAAGATCCTGACGCCCGGCGGCAAGGCGTCCGAACAAGCGCGCAAGTACATGTACCGGCTGATCGCCGAGCGGCTGTTGCGCGAGTCGATGGACGATCAAATCGGCTACATCGCCCACGTCGAGCGCGGCAAAGAGAACGAGCAATACGCGGTCGCGCAGTTCCAAAACACGAATCAAGTCGTGCTCGAGCCGGGCGGATTCGTCACGACTGACGACGGCATGATCGGCGCGTCGCCTGACCGGCTGTTCAAGAGCCGTAAAGAGAGCCTTGAGGTGAAGTGTCCCGCGCCGTGGACGCAGATCGGCTACATGCTCGAGGGGCCGGGGCTCGACTATCGGCCACAAGTGCAAGGCCATCTTCTCGTCGGCGAGTTTGACGCGGTGCATTTCTATTCGTGGCATCCGCAGATGCCCGCGGTCCATCGCGTCGCGCTGCCCGACGTCAGCTACATGGCGACGCTGCGCGACATCCTCGGGCAGTTCAATTATCAACTCGAGCGCGCCACCATGATCGCTCGCGACATGGGGGCCTATGCGGTCGCGAGCCGCGTCGAGCGGCCGTTTGACGCGGCTTACGGCGATCCGAGCGACGCGCCGATTCAAATCATCACTCCGGGGAAAGAGGGCGACGATGCACTCGGCGATGGCTGATTGGTTTGGGATCGCGCTCGGCGTGTTCGCGATCATCTGTGTGTGTTTGCCGTGCCGGTACGATCCGGCGATCCGTTTGAAGGAATGGCTTGATGGCAAGTAGCCGTGAATTTGTCTGTGACGACTGTAAGGTTAACGTTTTCGAGACTGGCGACCTCGGTGACGAATTGCTCTGCCACGGCTGTAGGCTCATCCGCGAGATGAAAGCGGCGACGGGGCTCACGGAAAAGCAAGAGCGCGACTTGCGCGAAATTCTCGGTTGCCAGTTGGCGGAGGATGACGATGTCTTGGGAGCGACGAAATGAGTGCGGTGTTTGCGCAGTTGAAGCGGATCATCATTCGCTCTGGCATGAGCGAGGAGAGCATCGCGGCGAAAGCCCAGTGTCACCCCCTCACGATCAAAAACTGGCTTGCCGGCAAGACGAGAGAGCCGAGCCTCGAGCTTTTCGTTCGCGTCGCCGCCGTGTTCGGCAAGCGACTCGAATTGTTCGGCGGCGAGGTGCGCCTCATGGACACGCCGGCGACGGTCGCGGTGAAGGCGACGCAAGCGCGCCAGGTCGCGCGCATGGCGGAGTGGCTACGGCAATGACCGATCAACCGTGGGACGTGCTGGCGGCGGCTCGGAAGGGCGGAATGGAGGCGCAAAAGCTTTATCCCGGCGATGGCGACAAGGCCAAGGCGCATCGCTCGATTTGGGCTTACGAGGCGTTTCGCGAGCTTTCGCAGCACTATAAGCGCGTTGACGCTCTGTTGATGCTGGACCCCAACAAGAATGGCGGGGCGAAACAGGCGACGATGTTCGGGGTTTCCGAGCGCCATATCCGCCGCATAGAGACGATCCGGCGCGAGCGGCCCAAGCAATGGCCCCGGCTCGAGGAGATTGCCAAGCAAGGGACCGTTTCACTGGAAACGATTGAACACCTCTGCCTCCATCCGTCTACCGACTTGGTAGAGGTGGTCTGGCTTGTGTTGGATAAGGGGTCGCCGTGAAAAGGCTATTTTCGGGAAGCAAGCCAGACAGTCGGCAAAACCACCACAAGCGCGTAAACGCCAAGCGCCCCGAGCCGCCACGGGTCCGGTTCGCGCTCGACCGCGAGCGCCAGGATGATCGCGCCGATGACCGCGACGAGGAGCGTGAATCGGATGGCCAGGATGATCGCGAGGACGTTGAACGCTCCTAAGACGCCCGCCTTCCAAGCCGCCCGGTGAACGTACTCCGTTTCACGTGAAACAGGCTTAGCCGGCGTCTGGCTCGTCGTCGCCGCCTTCGCTATCACCTCCGAAAGCGTCGCCGTATCCGGAATCTGTCGTTCGCCCACGAGTTGCATTGGCGCGCGAGAACGCGGAGGCGTACTTGCGGACGGCGCTGCCTGTGGCTCCTGATTCGACATTGGCGGCCTTTCTCAAGTTGGCGAACATGATCTGGATTCGGCCGACCGCAATGAGCGCGTTGATCCGCTGCGGAATCGTCACGCCGTTTTCGTCGAGCATGTCCTGTCCCTCGAGTTGGTCGAGGAGCCGGGCGATCTGCCTATAGAGCCGCCCGTTGATGTCGAGCGGGTCGCGATCTGTCTGACCGCCTTCGATGGAGACGAGTTTCGGTTTCGGTTTACTGGCCAAGGTTTTGCTCCGCTGCGGTCGCCGCCTGGCCGCCTGCTGCGCCCTCGACGCCAGCGGCTTGCGGCGGGACTTTCGCCATTCCTTGCCCGGCGAGGCGGCTGAGTCCAGTTGGCCCGCGCCCCATCCGGTACATTTCGCCCATGCCAAGCATCCCCGCCGCGAGCCAGGGCGGAACGCCGATATGGCGAGCGATGAACTCGACCGCCGCCATCTCACCGCCGGCTTGTGCGAGCCTGACGGCGCGCTCGGCGATGGCAGGCGAGAGCACGCCGGCGGTGACACCGCCCGCGATCATGTTTTCGAGATGACTCCCCATCGAGCCGCTTTGCGTCGGCTGCGCTGCGCCGGCGAGCGCGCCCAAGCCTACCCGCCCCGCGAGCCCGGCTGGCCCGGCGAAGGCGAATGGAAGCGCGCCGCCGATCACGTTGCCAGCCGTTTCCGACCACGACTTGCTTGGCGAGGTTGTCCACTCTTTCGTCGAGTGCAAGGCGCTCGAGGTTCCCGGCACAACGGCGTCGAGCCCGCTCTTGACGGCGGCCGACGTGCCTGGCCGGAAGTAATCGACGCCGCGCTCGGCGACTTGGCCCAAGCCCACGATATCGCCGATGAGCCCTTTGCCGAAGCCGGTTGTGAGCCCTTTGAAGCCCTCCCCCGCCCCAACTTCCTCTCTCGCCTTGGCGACAGGATCGCTCGGGTCGGCGGCCTGGCCAGGTTTCTTCGTGAATTGCGACCAATCGTCGCCGCCGCTCGAGGGCTGATCGGGTTTCTTGAGGTACTGACTCCAATCGTGGTCGTCAGGGGGCATAGCCGGTTTCCCCTTTGTGCGGGCCTGACGGGATGATGAACGGCGTCCCGCTCGGCAGTCGGCGCACGTCATCGGGGGTCTGTACGGTCGCCGGCGCGCCCGAGCCTTGCGGCGCAGCGGCGGGAACATGGTCGAGTTCGCGCAGCGCGCCGCCGCTCGAGGGGTCCGGGACTGCGGTCGCGCCGAGCGCGTCGCTGCCCGCTTGCGCTGCGCCCGCCTTGGCGAACGTGTCAAAGAGCCGGAACATCTCGCCAGGCTGGCGGCCGACGCCCGCCGTGAAGCCTGTCTTGAGCATATCCATACGCGCCTTGAGGAGCGCGATCTTGTTGTCCACGTTGGCGATGGCGACGTCAGGATCTTGCGTGCGCCAATTCATCTGCCCCATCTGTTCGTCGCGCCCTGAGACGGTTGGCTTTCCGCCCGTCGTGCCGCGCTCGTACTCGTTGGAGCTTGTCTCCATTTCGTTATTGAGCACGCCGATCAACGCGCGCTCTTGCGGCGTCCCGCCGAGCGCCTTGTCCGCGCCATAGAGCCCGCCAGGCCCGCGCATCCTCAAGTTCGCGGCCAGGCTCGAGGCTTTCAATTGCTCGAGCGCGTTTTTGTACGCCTTGAGGTGCGAGTAGGCGGTGGCGATGGACACAAGGTTCTGGCCCTGCGTCCCGACGGTATAGGCGCGCAGCGTCCCGGCGCGGGTCTGATAGGTTGAGCCGGTGAAGGTCGGATCGTACTTGGTCGCGAGCGCGAGGTCGCGCGCCAGGCCCGGCCGCAACTGCGCCGTCGAGCGCGGCGGCGGGATCGTTCCATCGGCGTAGCCTTTGACGGTTGACGCGATTGTCGGGTCAACCGTGTTGAGCGCGTCGATAACCTTCTGTCCGGTCAATTTCGAGTTTTGGATGCGTCCCAAATCTTGCTCGAGTTCGAGCGCTCGAGCTTGCCCGGCGTGCATGAGATGCGGCTTCGTTTTCATGTCGTCGGCGCTCGGCTTCCATCCATGAAGGATGTCGAGTCCAACTTGGTTCACCGCGCTCGGGTTGATTCTGTCTGAATTGAAGGCGTCGGCTGCGGCCTTCGACTCTTGAGGAACGAACGCGGGTTGCGTTGCGCCAGTGTCCGCCTGCGCGGTCTGTTGGCCGCCAATGTCCGCTCGAGCGGAAGGAGAGAGCCATGACGGCGGCGCGTCCGACGCGCCCGCCTCGGCGACCTGGACGCCTTGAGGCGGCAACCCGCCCGCCCCGGCTTGCGGAGGCTGGCCAGGGACGGCTGCGGAGGCTTGCGGGCCGGCGTCGGGCGGCGGCAGGCTTGGGACATAGCCGCCGGCTCCTGGGGCTCCTGGGACGGCTCCTGGGGCTCCCGAATCTGGAGTCGTTCCGACTCCATCGCCCGCACCTCCGCCATCCGATGGAGTTGCAGTCCCATCGGACGGCGGAGTCCCTTCGTCGCTCGGAGAGGGCGGCGTCGAGTCGGGAGTCGGCGCGGTCGGCGTCGCCGACTTGGGTTGATCGAAGATAACGCCGCCGTTTGGCCCCATATGCCAGCCTTGCGGCTGCGCGGTTCCCGCGCTCGAGGGCGTTCCGTCGGGATTTTGCGGCTGGATTTTGTACGGGGCTTCGGCGTCGGAAATGATGTTGTTGTTGATCTGCGCCCGGTTCGCTGAATGGAGATCCTTCCACTTCGCATCACGATAGCGCAGCAATTGCTCGGCGGTTCCAAGCCCCTTCTCGAGCGCCAACTGCATCTGTGTGTCGTTTTTCTGCACCGCGAGGGCTTGCAGATCCGCTCTGAGCTTTTCGGCGTTGGGGAGCTTGTCGGGATTGTCCGATTCCGACTCCGGATTGCCGCCGAACGCCACGAAGGCGTCGCCGTAATCCCGCATCTCGTCTTGAAGCTGATTCTCGAGATCGAGCGCGCGATTCTGCGCTTGCTGATACTGCATCTTCGATAGTTCGGCCTTGCCCTTCGCGTAGCCGGTTATCCAGGCGGACGAGTGCCCTTGCAGCGCGGCGGCGAGCGGCTGAGTCTGACCGCTCCCCCACTGTGAAATAGATTTGCCGACCCCCTGAAAAATGCCGAACGTCTCCCACGGTTGCGGCTCTTGCGGGAAGCTGCCCGGCTGGCCCCATTGGTCGGCCGACCGATTGGGCATCGCCGGGATGTAGGCGTTGACCGGCGAAGGCTTCCATGGCGGCGGCCAGGTCGGAAACGGGCCGGTCGAGGAGGCTTTCGGCGGCCATTCAGAGTGCAATGGCGGGCGCGGCGGCGCGGGCTGCGGGACGCCAGGCGTGGGCTGCGGCGGCTGCGGCTGGCGAGCGTTCGGAATAACGGTGCCGACGGTCGTTGGCTGATCGCGGCCCCGGTTCCACACGCCCTGATTCTGGCCGTCGAATAGGCGCGCCAGCAACGACGGCTGTTGCTGCGGCTGCGGCGGTCGCCACGGCGCGCTCGGCTGATCGGGCGGACGCTGATCTTGCGTCGAGTCGTCGCCTTGGTCGGCTACCGACGTGTCGCTCATGACATCGCGTCTCCGCCGCTGGCGTCCTGGACGTTCGTTTGCACGCCAGGCGCAAACCACGGTTGAGTTCTAATCGGCGGCGTTGGCGTTGTCGCGGCGGTCGTCGTGGGCGCGGCGGCCAGCGGAACGCTGGCTGACTGAGTTGCAGGTTGCCCGCCGCCGAATGCGCGGACTAGATTCGGCGCGCCTTCCTGTGTCGCGAGCGCCCGCTGCAATCGCATCATCATGCCAGGGTCGTTGAGGTTGAGATCGGCGTCCGGCGAGACGCCCATGAACCGCGCGATGTTGGCCGCCGCTTGGTAGTTGCCTGGCGTCCATCCCCTGCCAGGTGTGGCGATCAACGCATTTGCGCTGCGCATCCCGCCATTGTACTTAGTGCGCAAGAGATCGCCCATCGCGTTCCATCCCGCTTGTGCGTTCGGGAACACGGCGACCAAATGCCCTTGATCGTTGCCCGCGCCCTGCGTCGCGCCATGCGACTGCGCCCATGGCGACCACATGATATTGCCGGGATTGAGATTGCGGTCGGCGCGGGTTGAGTTTGATCCCGGTCCGGTTCCGACTGGAATATCGCCGCCGACGTGACTGGCGTCGTAAGGGCGTCCCGCGCTCGGCGTGACTGACGGACTCCATCGCCCGCTCGCCCCGCCGCCGCCCGACGTTCCGCCGCCAGGGTGAAAGGCGGCCGGATTCCAGCCGGGATGCCAGCCGCCCTGGTGGAAGCCGAAGCGGTTGCCGTTCATCCGGTTCGGATAGTAGCCGGGCCGCAGCATCCCGCCGTTAAAGCCCATGAAGCCGCCCCGCCGGCCGCGCATGAACGGCATCATGGATTGCATCGCCCACGGCGGCATCCCGCCGCCCCCCATCATCCCGCCGCCCATGCCGCCGCCCATGAGATCGCTCACAAGTTGTGGCAGGGCCGAAGGACCACCTAGAGCGAGCCCCAAAATGTCTCTGAGGAGCGGGCCAATAACACTTAACGGATTTGTAGGCGTTTCCTGGGCCGTAGGAGCCCCGCCAGCGCCGCTCGCCGGCTGTGCTTGCGGTGATGGCAGATCTGCGCTCGGCGCGGTTCCTGGCCCGTCCTGCGTCGGTCCTGCGCCGACATTGCCGCCGCCGACCAATTCCGGGCCTTGATTGCCCGGCGCGGCGGCCGGTGTTGCAGCCCTCGGTTGTGCGGCGGTCGGTGCCGGGCCTGTAGGTTGTGTCGCGGCGGCTGCGCCTGGCCCGCCAGCCTGGCCGGGCGCGGCTCCCGCCTGGCGCGCGGCGATCTCCGGGTCCATGCCGGCGTCGGCCGGCGGAGTCGGTCCGGCTGTGACGCTCGTCCCGGTCGGGCCAGGCTGCGGCTGTTCCGGCGTGGGCGCGGTCGGTCCAGGAGCCGCAGCCGCCCCGCCACCCGCGCCCATGGTGAACGGATTGGCCTTCTGCGCCCCGCTCTGCATGGACTTGCCCATGTTTTGCAAGTTTTTCCAAACTTGCGAGAGAGGGTTTTGATCTTTCGGCTGTTGGTTCTGCCCTTGGTTCTGATTCGTTCCCGGACTCGTCCCGGACTGAGATCCGCCGATGGTCGAGGCGGGATCTGTCCCCGGCCCGGCCGCAGCGACGTCGGCCGGCGGCGTCATCGCCTGCGAAGCGCCCACCGAGCCGGTCGGATCGTTGAAGGCGGTCGGATCGAGGTTGCTGAACAGGCTGTCCAGCCCCAAGCCGCTCGTGTCCATGCCGCCCATGGCGTCGCCGGCGACCGACGAAAGATCGCTGCCCGCGCCGCCGAACATGGAGGAAAGGCCGCTCGAAAGGCCGCCAAAGGCGTTGCTGACGCCGCTCGAAAGGCCGCTCAATCCACTCGAGAGCGCGCTCCCGACGTCGCCCATGTCATCCTCCCGACGTAAGCCCCGCCGCTTCACCGCCCTGGGTTTGCTGCGACGTGCCGATCTTGGCGAGGTCGGCGAGGGTCGAAAGCTGCTGCCCTTGTTGGCCGGTTCCGATCAACTGATTGGAGATCTGTTGCAGCGCCGGATTGAACGCCGGATCGCTGACGTCCTGGGTTTGTTGCTGCCCGATCTCCGCTTGGCCCATTTGCTGCGCGCCGGCCACGTCCTGGCCTTCCATCGTCGACCCGCCGAGCCCGAGTTGCTGATAGCGGTTCTGGATGGATTGAACGTTCTGGCCAACGGCGTCCTGGATCATCTGCAAATCGAACGCCGACGGCCCAAACTCGAAAGGCCCGCCGCCGCTCGTCACGTCATAGCCGCTGCTCGAGCCCTTGCCGCCGCCGCCTGAGATGATTCCACCCATCGCTCAACCCCCCGTCACAGCGGCGGCCTCGCCCGACGTGCTGTCCGTCGTGTTGCTTTGCGTGTTGCTCAACTTGGCGAGTGTGTCGAGATTCGAGAGGTTTTGCGATTGCAGCGTCGACTGATTTTGCAAGCCCTGCGTCAAGCCGGAAATCTGGTTTTGATACGCCTTGTAGGCAGCGTCCTGATTGGCCCCGGATTCCGCCGCCTGGGTTTTTGCTTCGCCCATGCGGACTCCGGTTCCGCCTTGCGTGTCCATCGTCGACATGCCGGTTCCCGTGTCGGCGAACTGGCTCTCGTTCTTGACCATCCCCTGATCGTATTCGTATTGCGCGTAGGATTGCTGTTCGGGCGTGATGCCGCCCTGGCTCTCGAAAGGCGGGATGTTGACGCTCTGCGGCGAGCCGCCGCCCTTGCCGCCGCCAACGGCGCTGGCGACTGTTGAGCCGAGCCCGAAGATCTCCCCGATTCCGCCCATGGATCAAAGCCTCAGTTTGTACCTTGGCGAGATCTCTCGAGCGCCAAGGCGCTTGGCGAGCGCTCCCAACTCATGTTCGGTTTCCGAAGCGACGCGCCATTCCGTGCAGCGCCGCCGGCGCGCCCACTCGATTGAGATTTTGAGGAGCGCGTAGGCTTGCCACATACACCCGTCGTCGGCGACAACCCAAACGATGTTGCACTCGAAATTGTTGGGCGTCCAAGGCAGGCAGGAGATCATGGCGATGAGGTACGCGCCGCTCATGCGGATCGGCAAAAAGACCATCGGCGCTTTGAGCGCGAGGTTGCGAAACCACTGTTCTGCGCCAACGTAATCGTAAGTCCCGTCGTCGCCGTAGCGCCGCTTGGCGAGATCGAGCATCCACGGAATATCTTCCTCGACAAGCAAGCGGTGCGGCTCGTTGCGCCGGTCTAGCCCGTCGGCAGCACCGTGTTCGCTATGTCGTGCGCCATCTTGTTCGAGAAGGCCCACCATGCGTCTTGTCCCTGCGTCAAATTGATGTCGTTAATGCTGACGGTTGACGGCAATGTTATCGCAGGAAAGGCCGAAGCGAAATCGGCATGGGCCTGGGCGTGGTTATTGTTCCAAGTCCCGGCCGGGATGTTCACTCCAATGGCCGGATCGAGCAAATAGGGGACTACCGAAAACCCGACCGACTGCGGAATCGCAGAGTACATATTTTGATGCAATTGGGCATGATCGAACACGAAGCCCGCCGCGCCCGGATTCAAGAGGCTCGCGTTGTTACTCATTCGTTGTTGCGAGATCGACCGCCGCGCTCGACTTGCGCGATGAGATCGGACCGATAGGGCGGCGGCGGCTGGCTCGTCCCCTTGTTCATGTCGTGTCCTGCGCTCGGGTCGATTCGGTCCATGCCGTAGTCGCTCTGCCAAGTGCGGTCGGCGCGCACCGCTGGCCCCTTCGGGCCGACGTCGGGCGTCGTACCCATGCGCAACGGGCCTGCCACGTTGCGGTCGGAGCGGTGATAGCCGTCAGGGACGGCGAAATAAGCTTCGGGCGGGTTGCGGTTGAGGACGGGATCACGGTTGCCATAGGGCCATGTTCGTCGGTCAGCCATCACTTTCCTCCATCCATCGTTTCAGCGTGACGCCGCGCGAGGGAAATATCGGTCATAGTTCCTTGGACGCGCACGCGGCTGGCCGCGCCAGTCGGGGCGGGGCAACGGTCGAAAAACTGGACGGTCCTCTCGATCCTGGCGGAAAAAACGGCTTGTCGTGTCGAAGCCACGCCCGCTGTCGCCCCAATCGTCCATTCGGCCGGCATAGGTTCCTTCGATCCGGGCCACTACCGCTTACCTCGCCGCTGGCGGATTGCTCCTCGAGCCTTCCGCAAGTTCCTTCTCGCCGCCGCGCTCTGCGCTCTCGTCACGAGATGGAGCTTCATTGCACTGTTCGCCGTCGCAGCAATTCACCTGACCCCCCAAGCACGCCAGGCAGGGATAACCCCGGTCCATCATCGTCCCGTGACACTTCTCGCACACCATGGAGCAACCCCAATCGAAGGCCGGCCATGCCGATCAACGCCGCCTCGGCGCGGCCATTGTCGAGCTTGCGCTTGAACGCATCGGCCTTGAGCGGCCAACGCCGAATTGCTTCCGACCGCGACCGATCTTTCGCCCCGTCTTTGCCCGGCGGCAAGCCTACGGCTCGCTTCCATTGAGCAGGCGTAAGATAGTCGCCGGGGATAGCCGCAGCCGCAAGGACGCCTCTGACAACGCCTCTTGCATCACCGAAGGCGAAAGCGCTGACAGAGCCCTCGCCAGGGCGAGGTCCGACGCGCTCCACGACCGCAAGGGTTGCGTGAGACTTGTAGATGATTTCAGCGAGGAGCGGAGCATTGACGGTTCTCCGGTTCTTCGGCCCGTCATGCAGACAGGGCATGTCCCAAACTTCCAGGAGCGCGCCCGCCTCGTTGATAAGCGCGAGCGCGCCGCCTGCGCCGATGTCGATTCCGAGAATCGTCAAACTCATTGGCCCGATTCCCATTATCGGCGGTTGCCCCTGACGGGGCCAGTGCGAGCGCCAGGGCGCGGCGTGGCGCGTTTCCCTCGATGCCCGCGACGCCCGCCCCTCCAATCAGAGGGCCAAGCGTCGTCAGTCCATGGTTGTCGAACGACCGGCCCGGTGCGGCCAGGTGCGGGCTTTCGACGAGCCATTACGGGTTTCTCCTCGAGCGGCGACCGCGCCCCACGCCTTGCCGATGCCCTCGAGCACGGCGGACACGGGTTGACGGGCGTCGAGTGGGGAGCTTCCCGGCCGGATCAACACGGCTGCGTGGGCCAAGATCGACTCCGCTCGCCATGGTTCACCTCCGTCGCCCGCGTCGCCGCGCACGCGCTGCGCGTCTCGACGCCGGCACAAGCACCATTCTTCGTCGTGCCATGACTACCTCCGTCGCCAGCGACGCCAGCGACTACCAAAGCGCCTGCGCGCCATGAAAGCCTCCTAGAGTCGGCGGCCCTTGCGGTACGAGAACAAGCGAGGACGCCAAGCGGGCATCCGCCAGTTCTTTTGCTTCAAAGACCGTTGCAGATTGTTGGTGTTGCGTGCGCCGTAGCGGGGCATTGCTACCTACGGCGTTGTTTGCGAGCGCGGATGCGTCTCGCCCTGCGGGTCTGTCTGAGCCTCTTGGCCATCAGACCCTCCTACCGGCGTCGCCCGCGTCGCCCCCGGCGTCGCCCGCGCCGATCTTCCGTGAAGTCGAGCCAAGTCGCGTTCGGACCCATGATGATCTCCTACGTGTTTTGAAGGCCACGCGGCGGATCTCGCGACGTGGCGTCACCTCTTTCTGCGGCTCTCCGATGCCGCTCCGGTCAGGATTGCACGCCGTCATGCGCCGAACAAGGTGCGCTCCTCGTAAGTCACATGAAGCCTCTGGATAGTGAAGTCAGGCGAGGTTGATCGGATGTCGAAAGATCCGGCGATGCCCGCGCCATGCAACGGCCAGGGAACGAGCGCGTGGCTCGCGCCGCGCGTCACCTGGAAAGCGACGTCCTCGACGCCAGAGGGAACACCGCCGTCCTGCGTCGTGAACGTCCCGATGACGTCAACGCCGCGCCCGTCATTATCCATCACCTCGGCATAGGCTCGCTTCCAGTTTTTTATCATCAACTGCGACATCTGTTCGCCGCGCAATGTCTTGGTCGCGAGCCGCTTAGTGAGCGTGGTCGAGGGCTGCGCGAACAGTTGGTAAAGATTCGTCCCGTCGGTTCCGTAAGCCGTGAGAATCGAATCTTGCTCGTAAGTGCCGATGTTGGTCAGTTCGTGCCCTTGAGTCGCGACGCTCCAGAATTCATGCCCGCGCGTCGGATGCCACATGAGGATCAAATTGCGCGTGACGCCGAACGGGTCTTTGAAGCGTCCATTACAAAGGATCACTCTGAAACCGAACATCGTCGCCTCGGCGAACGTCGGCATATATTGGCTTGTGTCGAGGGTGTTCCAAATGGCGCTGATCTTGTCGCCAACCGGCTGCGCGTCGCCGCCTTGCATGAGGAAAATTCCCGCGCCGTTCGCCATGACGAAATAGCGCCCGTAGCGTCCGACCGGACGCGGGAAGCGCACACCGACTTGCGGATCAACGTTGGCGTAATTGAAATTCGTCGTGTATGGGCTCTCCGGCGTCCCCGAGCCGGTCAACTGAATGTTGGAAATGAGATCGGTCGAGGAGTCGCCGAACACGTACAGATAGCCGGCGGACGCCGCCAGATCCATGTAGCTGTACGTGAGCTTGTCGCCGAAGTAGCCGAGCGAGCCGCCGCCGTTCGTGGTCGAGAAGTCCGCCCCGTTCGATGGTGCGGAAAACGAGATTACGTCTTTGCCGGCGACAAAGAGCCGATTCTCGAAAACCTCCATCGCATAGATGCCGGGGAGCCCGCTTGGCATGGGCGGGACGGGAGCCGAAGGGTCTGTCTCGGCGAGATCGGTGAGCCAGTCGGGCGCGGGGTCGCCGGGCTTGTAGAGCGTCGCGCCGTCCCATGCGTACATGCCCGCCGGCGAGCCGAACAAGACGCCGCCGACTTGGCCGATGCCCGCGCCGAAAAATTGCGGCCGCCATACGACCGCATCGGCCCAAAGTAGCGGTCCCTGCGGCGTGCCGAGCGGTCCCCAACTCGGGCCGGCCGCGCGAAGGCCCGTCACTGTGTGGGTGTTGAGATCAACCTCCTCTATTGTCCCGTCAGAAAGAAACATCCAGCCCATAGCGCCAGGAGGAGGAGCGCCAAACTGAGCAGTTTGATTCCCGTAGAAACCGAAAAACATGCGATAAATAACGAGGCCGGGCGGCGCGGTGTAGATGGCGTCGCTTGGCCCCCATACGGTCCGAAGGTTCCCTTTGCCAACGGCGAAAAAATTTTCATTCCACCATTCTTCTTGATCGTCAATTGAGCCACGTTCCGATTGCTGGTTTAGACCCTTCCACTCCTCGAGCGTAATCGCTTCTGGCTGGTTGTCTGACTGGATCGCCATAGCGCTAACTCCAAAGCCGGGAGAAAGATCGGCTGTAGCCACGGCGGCTCGTCATCGCCGAAGCGCCATCGGCGAGCGTCCGCGATTTCCGCGACAAGTTCAATTCTGAGTGCGAGATCGAGGCTGTTCCACGCCTCAAGCGGATCGAAGCGTTGCGCCATAGGGATTCTGAATCATCTGCGGACACACAACGGCCGCGCACATGGGCATGTCGCTGTTGAACAGTTGCGCCATCGCTTGCGCATCCTCGCGCCGTTGCTGTTGCAGCAAGAGGAGCACGGCGGCCCAATAGCTCACCGCGTCGGTCCAGGGGTACGGAATCGGCTCCGGGTCGCCGTCGGTCAGGAGCGGTTTGGGGATGACAGTGAGATCAACCTCCATCGGCCAGGGCGACGTCGGAATCGGCCCTAAATAGATCGAGCCCGCCGGCCCCTCACCGTACTGCGCCCACCATCCGGGATAAGAGATCGAGCCGATGAACGTTTGGTTATAGATCCGCAGTCGAGCTTGAAAGTCGGTCCACACGAGCCGCTTCCAAACCGGCTTCCAGGAGCCGCCCGTGATCTCCCAATCGCCGTTGCCGTTCTGCGCCCATTTTCCCCCGAGCGACACGGCGAGCGAGCGGCAAGCGAGAATCGATTGCGCTTGCGGGATGAGTTGTTGGACGAGCACGTTCCACATGGAGAACGGATAAACCTCGCGGCCGGGAACGGTTTGGACGCCAGGCGGGATGATACGCAAACACCCGCTCGCGGCGGCGACGCGGCGGCGGGACTTGTTGATCGCTCTCGTTACGGTCGGAATCGAATGAAATTGGGCTTGCGTGTCGTTGAGCAAGTCCTGCGTTTCGACGATGTAACCGGCCAGCATGTCATCACGTTACGCTGATCGGATAAACCTCGCCATCGTCGGGCGCGACCGTCGTTGTTCCGTCGGCGTCATACAAGACCGGCGTGTGTGTCGCCGTGTCGAGAAACAGATTCCAGCCCGCCGGGAAGATCGCGCCGCTTGTGATCGCCGAGCCCGCGCCGAGTGCGAGCACGGGCGGAGTCGGCGGCGCGCCGCCGCCAAGCTCGACCATGCCGCTGCCGTCTGCGGCGTTCGGCTGATAGGCCCACACGGTTCCATCCGGCCGCACGCCGATGATCGAGGTGTTGAGCGGAGGTTGATCCTCGAGATTAGCCATGAGCCTTCCGCTTTCGCTTGTGCGGGTGACGCGGCGACGGCTCGGGCTCGACTTCCATCGGGTTAAATGAACGCGACTCGAGTTCGGTGGGGTTAGGTTCGATGCCCGGCGGCGTCCCTGGCGTCCAAGGCAGTTGCGGGATGGTGTTGGGCTCGGTCCTGACCATGACGGGCTGCGTCCCCGGCGTGGTCGGCGGCGGGTCGGTTCCGATCTGCATAATCGCGGTCAAGACGATAGGCTGAAACGGCCCGGCCGCCGTGAAGGCGGGGAATAGCGCCGCCGCCGTCGGGGCAGTGCCGCTACCGCTGCCAAACTGCGGCTGTTCCGGCGCGTCGATTCCGGTTCCTGGCGGGACAACCGGCGTCGGGAAAGGCTCGTTCTCGCCCATGCCGACTTGCGGCGGCGGCATCCATGTTCCGGCTTCGCCGAGCGGGAACGAAGGCGGTAGCGAATCGCCAGATTCGATGACCGGCTGCACGATGCCAGCGACGCTCGGCGGCGAGGGCGCGGAAGTGATCGGGGGAGTGCCGTTGCTCATACGCTGTACGCCTGGGTAATGTTGGCGCAGCCGCCGCCCGTGATGACGACGTTCTGCCCGTCGGCCAAAACCGTCCCGCCCGAGCCCGCCGGGATCAAGATTGTCCCCGGCGCGGAGGCATCGAACATCCATCCAAACCAATTCGGCGGCCGTCGGCCGGGCAGGGGACGATTTGGCGGATCTGTGCGCCCGATCTCGCGTTGCCAGGCGCGCCACGCCTCGAGGTAGTCGTCATAGCGGATAAATTGCTTAGGAACGGGCGCTGGCGGGCGTGGAGACGGCCGGCCATGGCTCCGCGCCTGGCCGGGCAGAAAGCCCGTCCCTGGCGTCCTGGACGGGTTGTTGGACGTGACGGGCGGCCGGAACATCATGACTTGGTTTGCCCCGGTCTGCACAACCCATGCGCCCTTGGGCAGCACGAAGCCGCATGGATGGCATGCCAGGTTGACTGTGCGCGGGGTCCCGAACGGCGAGAGCGATGCGCCAGGCGGTCCGGGCGGCCATGACGAAACCGGCAGCATTAGAAGTCAGCGCCTCCCGTGATGCCGTCAATGATGACGCCCGTCGAGGGTTTCGAGCACACAAGGTTGAGCGCCGTCAGGCTCAACCCGACACTCGCGATCTGCCCTTGCGGGATCGTCGAGTACCAACCGGTCCAGGCGAAGTTCGCATCCTCATGGATGACGAGCGTGATGTACTTGGAATTGAATCCGTAGGCTGTTCCTTGCGGGCAATTCAGATCGAAAAATAGTGGAGTATCGCCAAGGAGCAGCCCGCGAAAACCACTATTAACGGGATCGTCCTTTCCCCACCTTGAAGAGGGATCATTATTGTAGCGCTCCACGCTCATGAAATCGGTGAGGAGCGTAGTCCAATCCTCGACCGACATGACAACAAAATCGAGCGCTTCGCCGCCTGAATTTTTGACTGCCGCTAACATGTTGGGAATGAAGGCGGAGCGCGTCAGCACGTCGCCCGCGCCAGTGACCGCGAGCCCCGCCCAATCGGGATAGGTCGAGCGCAACAGCCCGCCGTAGGTTCCCGTCGCGCCGTAGGCGTCTTGCAACGAGTACATCTGCAAAACGTTCGTCGTCGGTGCGCCGAACAAGCTCGTCGACAGCGCCTCGAGTGCCGAGTTTTTGAGATCGTTGAGCTTGAGCATGAGACGCGAGGCGACCGCGATGGCGTCCTGCGTCACAAGCTGCTCGAGCCCCAAGCTCGAGACAGGCGTCGCCAAGCAACACATGTTGAACTCGGCGTTGACGGTCGCGGCCACGTCCTGAGGCAAGTCGAATTGACCGGCCGGCCCAATCCATGACGATGCGACATATTTCCCCGTTTGCACGGGTTGTGTGTACGGCGACACGCCGCCCGACGCCCGGATGGCGTTGCGCAACAGAAGCGCGAGGAGCGGATTCTGTTTGTAAATGAGAATGACGACCATTTGCGCGAACACGCGCCGAACGGTTGCCTGTAGCTCGAGCCCTATCGGCCCGCTTGGGATGATGCCCGCGCCAAGAATAGGCATTAGTAGCGTCCTCTAGCTGCCTCCTGATCGCGGTGAATCGCACTCAGGATCTCCTGCCGTCCCCACGCTTCCGGGTCTGCTGCTATCTTGGCAAAGTCAGGCTGCTTGTCGTGTTGCCAACGCGAAGTGTCTGTCGGGTTGCTCGAGGGCGGGTTCTTTGACGCCCGGTAGCTCGCGGCAACCTCGTAATCGCCGATATTTTTGTCCTGCATGAACTTCTCGAGTTCACCCATGGCTTCGTCGGTAAAGCCATATTCGGATTGCACCCGAGTTCGAGTCGTGCGCCAGGCTTCATCCTCGGCCCGCTGGCGAGCTTCATCCTCGGCCTTGCGCTTGTCTTGCTCGGCTTTGTTGAGCCGCGCCTCGACTTTCTCCTCAATGTCATAATCGGGGATCGCGAGGTTCGGGTACTTTTGCTTGATGAGCTTTTTGGCTTCCTTGTTGAGTTTCGGGTCGTTGTAGATCGACTCAACGAAGTCGGCAGTCTGCCTTTTCTGCTGCAAAAAGGCATATTCCTCATCTGAGATTTCACGCGGCATAGCGAACCTCAGTTGTTGTTGTTTTTACCGACTATGCTCGGTTGCACTGGAACGCCGCCTTCGGGCTTAGGCACAACCTTGGGGATCGCGCCCCACTCGCTGATTTCGGATTGCGTATCGACTTGCAGAATTGTCCGGGGCGGCGTCTCCGGCGGTGACGTGATCGGGGGATCGTAAGAACGATTCTGCGCCATGGTTGCCTCCGTTTAGTCGTTCGATGAGCGTCACGTTCCCTCTTAGGCGACCCGCTTTAGCACTGCGCTAGACCCGGACCTTCGAGGGCGTCAGAGCCGGTGTTGTCCTCGGCCGCCCATCCTATCCCTGCATTGTTAGCGCGGTCGCTGGCCAGCGGCCGGCTGCGGCTGCGGGGTCGCGCCCTGCTTGCCGAAACTCTCGTCGACATGGAAAACGTAGGCGAACTCGGCTTCGTCCTCGCCTTCCTCCGGCTCGACGGGCACCCAATGCCCGGCGCGCTGCGCCTCGGGTCCGCCCGTGCCGGGGGTTTCCCGCGCGTGCGGGATGTCGCTTTCCTTCTCAAGCCATGCGAGCGCGCCTTGACGCTTGCCTGCCTTGACGATCACGAGCTTGCCCGGCTGCGTCGGCGAGTGGGTCGGCAGTTCTTCGCCCTCCTCTAAGGGGATGGTCTTGACGACCGCCAAGCGTCGATAGGAGCCGCCCGGCCCCGGGTCGCCGCCTTCGCCGCCGTCGTCGCCGTTGTCGCCATCATAATCGCCGTCGTCGCCGCCGCCCTCGCCGGGGCGTCTCATCTGCATCACGCCGCGAATTGTGACTCGTTGTCCTGACCCTGACCCTCGCCGTCCTGACTGTTGCGGTGAGCGCATGGTTGTGTCCTCCCTAGTCCGTTGAACCAACGATAATCCCGGCAACAATGCCGGCCGTTCCAATTCCCCACTCGACGCACGACATCGGCCCGTCGAACGGGGCGGGGATGTTCTGGCTTACCAAGACAGGCAAGAGCCAGAACAACCCCATTAGGATTAGACCAATGGCGTCAGGCGGCGGACCGTCGATTTCCGCCATGACACGCATCCAAACAAACCGAAGCCGAGCATCAACATCGCCCACGTCGACGGCTCGGGAACGCTAGTTGTCAGTTCGGCGGAGCCGCCAAACGATTGGCTCGCCGCCGTGAAGGCGATTTGATACTGCAACGCGTCGGCAGTGAACGCGCCTGCCGCTGCGTTAAGCGGCCCGGCCGAACCGTTGGTCAAGCCGACGGGAAACGTATGGGTCGCCAACAGCGTCCCGAACGTCGTCGCCGTCCCGCCCTCAAACGAGCTTTCGGTCGTCGGACCGGGAGCGCCGATCAAGCCGTTGACGGTGAAGGTCGATTGCGTCGGCCCGCGCCCGCTCACCCCGGTCTGGAAGATGTCAACCGTCAGAACGTGCGTCCCGGTGAAGCCGGACGCCACGGTGGCGTCGAGGCTGGTCGAGGAGAGATCAGCCAGCGGCAAAACCGGCGAGCCTTCGACAGCCACCTGAATATCCTGAAAGGCGGCGTCGCTCGCGGTCAACAGCGCCGTCCCCGTCGTGATTCCCGAAAGGCTGTCAACCAACGTCCCGTTGTCGAATACCTCGACGCCCAAGGTTCCCGCCGCGCTTGGCGCGACGGTCGCGACCAAGATGGCGGTAGTGAGTAACAAACGATTCATGGCTTGTGCTCCTAGTTTAAGCGCCAGGCATTGGCGTGCTTGGCATCGGGGCCATACCGGGCGGACCTTGCCCGGCTGGCGATTGATCGTCGGTTGCGCCCGGCTGCGCCTGCCCACGCTGCGCTTGGATGCGTTGCAAGAGCATTTGTTGGATGGTGCGCCGAAACATGTCCCCGAGCATGGTCTTTTGCAGGCCCGCGCCTGCGCCCGCTCCCGCCTGGCCCAAATGCCGCGAGAGCCGTTGCGCCGCTTGAAGCGCGTCCCTGTGTAGCGGGGAGCCCGGCGGCAGTCCAATCGCTGCTTGTTGGATCATGCCGACGGCCGCCTGAATCTGCGTCATCGAGTCGGCCATGTTGCCGGGACCGGGCGCGGAGACTTGCGGCCCCATCTGATTGCGGGACATGGCGGCCAGCATCGGGCCGCCGCCGCCAGGCGGCCCACCTTGCGGAGCGGACGGTTGCGGCGGCGCTGTGGGACCGCCTCCGCCTCCGTCACCCTGCGCGGGATCGTCTTGTGTGATGTCGCCGTTCGCCATTCAAACAACCCCAAGAGCGCCGCCCCCGACCTTGTGGGGGGCAAAGTTTGACGGGGGCGGCTACCGAGCGGAAAAACTCGGATGGCGGACGAAAATACCCGCTACTTCCGTTTGCGTCCAGCCGAGCCGCCACGGCCGCCTTTGGGGAAGCCCAACACGCCCTCGATAAGCTCTTTCTGTTCCTCCGCCTGCGCCTGTCTGGCTTGCGCCTTTTTCCGGTCGCGGAGCCTGGCGAGCAAGAGTTGCGCGCCCGGCGGATGGAGCATGTGAATGAGATCTTCCGAGTCGATGGCGTTGGCGCGAGCGAGCGCGATGGCGACCTGGCGATTGTCCTCGGCGAAGGCCGGGCTCGCCGAGTGCGAATCCACCTCGACGGCGAAATTGCCAGGCAGATTCGAGAGGAGAAATTCAGTCCCCGTGTCTGTCGTGTAAACGAGCGCGTCCATCGCCTGCATGATCTTGAGCGCCAGATAGCCGACTTCGCCAAGCTGCCGCTCGATCCGCGCCGCTTGATCGATAAGCCGGCCGCCTGACGTGCGCACAAGCGTCTGCGCGTGAACGCCGGCCCGCACGCCAGGCTCGCCCTGGCCGCTCATGACGGGTGAGAAGCCAGATGCTTCGTCGAATAGCTGAAACAGAAATTGAAGCTCCTCGAGATATTGCTCTGGCGGCGGCTCGAGGAGCTTCTGAGCCTTGGCGTTCGGATTCGGGTCGGCGAGGAATCCGCCTTCGTTGAGGAGCTTGAAATAGCTCTCCTCAGTGACGCCGGTGAAGCCGCTCAAGAGTTGCGGCGCGTTGACGTTCCTATCCCACATAACCTTGATGTCGCGAAGGCGTTTGTTGAGAAGATCCTGCAACATCTGGACGTCGGCGATCATTGAGCGGCCGAAAAAATAGCCGGGCGTTTGCTGCGATTGGATCTTCGTGAACGGCGACTTGCCGGGAACGCGCGAGAGGTTGCGCCGCGTCTCCTCGCCCTCAATGATGATCGGCTCCGCGCCATAGACCGCTTGCAACGTCGTGTAGTCGCCCCGGTCGCGATCCTGAATCCACACCTCGCATAGACGCACAGTTGGGTTGAACTTGTGATTGGGCTTCCACGGGACGGGCGTCGGGAACACGTTGACGATGCCCGCCGCGCTCGGAAGCTCGCCGACCTGGCCAAGCGGCTGCAACCCGCCAACGACCATGGAGTGGAAATAGGTCGGCTCCATCACGTCGCGTTCGGTCGGCCGCGCCTCCTCGATTCGGCCCATCCATTCTTTCGAGCGCGGATGATCCTTGAGCATCGTGCGCATTTGCGTGAGCGTCGGGAACGAGACGTGGCAAAACGCCTCTTGCTCGTCGAGCGCGAGCGTCGTTTCCGAGAGCACGCCGAAATTCTGCGGATGGACGGGCGCGACCTTGAACGAGCCGCCGTCGCCGTCGGGGAGCGTCTTGAGGAGGTGGCAACCGTTGACGAGCGACCAAATCACCGTCTCGGCGAACGAGACGTCGGAGTCGGTTTGCTTGAAGTCGGCCGATAGTTTCTCGCTGACAAGCTGCGCGCGGTCGAGCACGCTCTCGGGCTCGCCGGAGTCGAACACGACGTTGAAGCGGACGTCGGTCGGCTGCATGAGAAAGCCGGCGAGCTTGTCGATAAACGCCTTCGTCTTGTTATAGATCGCGGCCTTCGAGTCGGACGTCCCGGTGTAGTAGTACTGCGCGGCCTTGGTATAGACCATACCGCGCTCCTCGGCCGAGCCCATGCATTCGTCGATAAGCTCTTTCGACCACTCGGCGAGGTGAGCGCGGTTATTGGGGATTTTTAGGGCCAAACAGGTCCTCCCGGATCGCCGCCGCGTCCTCCTCCGTAAAGCCGATCTCGCGTTTTAGCTTGTCGAAGTAGCGGTGATATTGCTCCTCGGTCGGCGGATTTTTGTGCAACGCCTCCGCGAACGCCTCTAGCTGCGCAAAGCCATGCTCTCCCAAAAGTTGTTTCAGGCGAGGGAACGGGTCGTTGTCGTCCATGTCACCACACCCTGATTGCCCGGCGTTTCGAGGCGGCTATCAGATCGGGTTGTTCGCCCGTCTTGAGCGCGCCCTGCAACACGTCGAGGGCGTTGCCTTGCGGGCCGCTGTCATAGCGGGTCTGGCGGTGCGCCCGGCCGATGTCAACGGCTTGCTGTAGGGTCGCCTGCGCTTGTTGCCAGGCGGCGGCCGGAAGTCCCTCGGATTGATCCTTGTAGCGGATCTTCGGCTTGCCGCCGGGGCGATGGTCGGATTGGAAGTTAGCGACGTTGTAATCGTTGGCGATGATGTCCTCAGTGATCTTCGCCGCCTTCGATCGCACGCTCCCGCCGATGGCCGGCGGGCGAAACTGTTGCTCCATCTCGCGCGCATCGCACACGTCGCAAGATGGAGGGGACGCATCCCATTGCTCCGCCGAGAGCACAACCTCGATTCGATGGAAGCACTCAGGGCATTGGTATGAGCGCGCGATAGGCAATCAGTCCGCCTCCTCCCAATCGGTCGCCAGCAAGTCGCTCTGCGAACACAACCACGGAACGAGATCACCCTGCGCCGTGGACATGTAGACGTAGGGCAGCGTCATCTTGCTGTCTTCGTCTGGTGTTTGTAGCTCGAGCCACATGCCCTTGCCATTCCAGCCCGAGCGCCGCACGCGGTCGCCGTCCTGCAACTGTTTCACCGCCCACCCAATGGTTTGCATAGCTCAAGCCTTCCAGGTTGCCGCTTTCACCGCCCACATTTGCGCACCTTGCGCCTCTGTAATAGCGACGGCGTAGAGTCGATGCGCCTCGCTGCCGCCCATGAGCGCTTGGCGGCTTTCATCACAGATGTCGATAATTTCGGCGTACAGTTCTTTGAGTTTCGCCACCTTGGGGTCGCCGCTCGGGTTGAACGTGAGCCCGACGGCGCGCTCGCCGAACGTCAGTTGCCGTGTCTCCGCTTCGCTTGCCATTTAGAACCTCTCCCTCTGCACGTTGGCTTTGCGATTGATGTTCTTTATGTGCTCGCTAAACGCGAACGAGAGCACCGTCGCCGGGTTTGCCGGCGGAGGCTTGCCCTTCACCGAGTCCCACGTCAAGTTGCGCGCCACAAGCCCGTTGCGTCGCCACTCAACCCATGTGTGATGCGCGAGCACCGCCGCCGAAACAAGATCGTCATTCTCGCCCGTGTCAGGCCCCGCGCCAATCCAGCCCTCATCCTCGACGATGGCTTGGATTTGCTGAATGAGGCGGACGGAACGGATCTCGACGCGGCGCAGCATCATCGAGTCGCGGAACTCGCTGTAGACTTGATGCTTGTTGTCTTGGTTCGTTTTCCAGGCGACCACGTTGCCGCCGCCGCCGAGCGTGTCGGCCCGTTTGTAGAGAAACCAGCGCACCGCCCCGATCATGTCGAGGATCTTGTCGGCGTCATTCTCGGCTTGAAGGATTCCGCGCTCGGCAAGCTGGCGGAGGTTGCGCACTTCCGGCAGCACGGCCGCGCCGACGCCGCTCACTTCGATGTTGGCGAGATGATCGCGGTAGCATCCGGCGAGATGCGCGAGCACCCATGAAAATTGATAGGTCAGCGGCTTGTTGGATGCGAACTCGGCGCATTGCACGATCCGGTCGGCGTAGCACCGCCACACGCTGATTGCGTGATCGTTAGCTTCGCCCCCGCCGCCCCCCGACGGATCGCCGCCGATGACGTACACGGCGTTTGGGCCGATCTCCGGCGGCTCCCACACGCGGAGCATCACGGAATCCCGGTCCTGCGTCGGCTCGATCCTCGAGCCTAGAAACTGTTCCTCGAATGTGTACCTGTAGCCCTTGTAGAGCGGCCCATCCGTCAGGCTCTCGTTGATCTCGAGCGTCCGCCCCGCCGGAAAGAACGACGACCCCGAGGCTATGAAGCATTCGCGCTCTGTCCATGGGAAGTGTCTATCCATGTACTCTGGGGCGCGGAACTCGCTTTCGCGCCGCCACCAGGCGATTTGCGACGGCGTCACTGTGACGCCGTAGTTCTGCTTGACGAAGCGCGCTCGCTTGATTTCTTCGTCTTGCAGCGTCCCGTCCCAATAGGTCTTGTAGTCCGGGTCGGATCGCGGAATCGAATAAGTCGGATTGCTCCAAAAGCCGACGAAGATAAACCGCATGTGGCGGTCTTGCTTGGCTTGCTGACAGAAATTGTAGTACCAATTGAAGCCGTTCGCTATCGACTCCCACACATACAATCGGGTGGGGTTTATTCGCGCAAGCGACGCTTTCAGCGACTCGACACCAGCTAGTGATTTCCACTGTGCGCACTCCGTCGCGTGCATCATGTTGAGTGCGCGGCTCGCGCCAAGATCGGGGTTGCTCGCCGCCGCCAGCAAGTCAATGACGCTGCGGTTGGCGAACGCCATCCCCGTCCGGTTGTTGCTGACGAGCCGATGATCCGCCGAGCGCCATTCGGGCGGCAACGTCTCGAGGAGCGAGGCGAAGATCCGGCGCAAGCGCTCGAGGTTGTCTGTGCGGTCGGCGATGATCGCGCCCTGCACGCCGGGATTAGCGAGCGCCCAAAACAATTCGATCACGCTGCAAACCGTCGTGATCGCGACTTGGCGACACTTCAAGACGACAAATTCGTGGACGCCCTCTTGCAACCCCTTCGCCACGGCGTCGATAACCATGCGCTGCGACATCCATGGATCAACGTGGGCTCTACCTTCTTCCTTTGTGTCAATCTCTACAGCGGACAGTAGGTCATAGATTCCTTGGCGGATTGACGGCGGTCTAGGCATGGCGCGCCCTCCGCTTCGCATCCGTGATCCGGCCCCAACGCAGCGCGCATGTTCGGCATTTTCGCTTGCCTGTCTTGGGATCAACGCGAACGTTATCGCCGGATAGCGGATGCCCCGCCTTGCAAAGCTCGCGTTTGCCGTAGCCGACGAGTCGGCCCTTCGCCTTGGCGTCTTGCATGTTCGCGGTGCGCGTCCCGGCGAACAGATGATCGAGGTAATTGACGCAAAACGTGTTGTCGCAACGATGACAGGCGTCGCGCTCGTCATCGTCCTCGAGCCCCAAAGCGAGCCGCGTTACCTGGCGTCGACGACCATCCCAAATCCAAACGGGATATTTGTTCTTGCCGCCCGCGACGCCGCGCGTCCAAATCCAACATCCAGAATTTGGCTCGGGAACACTGTTTCGTTCGATTAGGTCCGGGATGCTAGGCGGTCTTGCCATGCTGCACGGGCTCCGTCGACGTCGCCTGCGGCTGTTCGGGATAAATCAGGCTCAACGCCATCTCGAGGATCTGTAGCCAGCGCTTGCGGTCATTCTGCGGCCAGGGATCGCCTGGCGCGGGAAGATGCTCGAGGAGCGCTTCAATGATCGGGTCAAGCTCGAGCCCGTTGGGCTCGCCGTTCGGCTCCTGTTGCTCGACGGTGTATTTAGGCGACTTCGGCATGTTCGCTCCTCTGACGATAGATGTCGCCGCGCCGGCGCTTCCAGCGGCCGGCTAGGTAGCCTTGAAGCACCGTTTCTGGCGTGATCTCATGCTCAATGGCAAGGTCGAGAATGGTCGCGGCGCGCTCTGACCAACGCTCGCGGCGCTGTCTTTCAGCGTCACGCAACTGTTGCAAGCCATCCTCAATCGCTTGCGTTCGCTGCAAAATATCGTCGAGCCGCGCTTTCAACTCCTCGTTGTCCATCACGAATCTCCATGGTAAACGCGAAAACGCCGTCCCTTGGCGGGGACGGCGTTCTTACTACTCCTAGTTTGGGCTATCTATGGCCGCCAGCGCTTGTCGTCGCTGGCGGCCTTTTTTCATTTGGGCGGATCGAGACGCGGGACGTACTTGCCGCATGAGTCGAGCGCTGCATGCGGACTCGTAAACCCGCAGCCTGGCGTCGTCGCCTCGAAATATGGCGCGGACGGCGGACGGTCAAACACGACTCCGCCGCCAGGTCCGATATGCCAGCCAGGCCCGAACTTGGGCGCGTTGGGCAAACATGCCGCGCCCTCGTTGTTGGGATGCTTCACCGCGCATTGGCAGTAGCGCGTGGGGTCTTTCTGCGCTTCCGCGACGCGGTACGGCATCTCCGCCATGCATTGGTCCATCGTGTACGTCTCGGCGAGCGCCGGCGCGCACGCCAACGCGCCACACAAAGCGATTATGGCTCGTCTCATTGCGCGCGCTCCCGTAACTTGGCGAGGAGGTTGCGGCCCTGGCGGCTCAAGCTGTAGACGCGCTCACGCCGGTTCTCGACACTGACCTTGCCCACGACAAGCCCCGCGCCAGGCTCCATGCGCCGGTCATGGTCGCCAAGGTCGAGGAGGTTGCGGCTCATGGTCGATTGCGCGCAGCCGGCGAGCTTCGCCAGTTCGCCAACGGTGCGGCCCTCTTTCTGCGCCACCAGCACGAAGGCTTGCACCGCTCGAGCAGGCATCGTCCCGCGCAACCTGAGAAATGGCTCGAGGAGCACAAGCAACTGAGTCATCCACGGATCAATGTCGCCGTCGATTATCGTATGGTTCTTAGTCCTGGCCGCCATCTGATTTCACCTCCTGATTCAAACGTTGCTCCAATTCCTCGCCCTCGGGCGTGAGACGCCAAACGCCCTCGCCGACACGCTTGACGTAGCCGCGATGCTTCAACTTGCTCAACGACGCGCCGACGCCGTTGGTGTTGAATCCGTTCACCCGCCACATTTCGTGTATGCCGTCGAGCGAAGCCTCAAATTTCAGCGCCCGCAGCATGAGCGTGACGCCGTTGGGCTTGCCGCTTTTCACCGCCCTCATGCCAAGGTAGTTCCCTTCGCGCGCCTTGCGCTTCGGCCGCTCGCGCGCCGCGATCATCTTGGCGATGGTCGATTGCCGCACGGGTTTGAGCGCAACTGTTGAGTTTGCAACAGTTGCCTCGCGCTCGATCCGCAGATCGCTCACGCCGAGTTCCCCGCGCCCAAGCGCTTTGGCGAGCAAACCAACAAGCTGCTCGCCACGGTCTGGATCAACCGTCAGTGTGATTTTCAGGTTCATTTAGTTATGTCCTGCTCAATCATGTCCTGCTCAATTTGGTCGGCCATGTTGCGCAACATCGCGGGTAGCCGAAGGGTGACGAAAAGGTCGGCTTGCACAGCAAAGCCCTCGCCCTTGTCGCCGTCGATCACGATAAGAACGACGGCGCGAGCATTGGCTTGCTCGCGAACTATCGTCGCCAAGTCGTCGTACTTGCCCGGTCCAACACTCATAGGTCCACGATCCCGAGGCGCTTGCCGTAGCGCGCCAAAACTTTGTTGACGGTGACAGTTTTCGGGGAAACGGTCTTGCCCGAAAACCAGTTGCGCAGAGTCGTGCGCGAGACGTTCGTCTCGTCGGCGACCTTGCGATATTCCGTGTGATCGATAAGCGTTCGCATCTCATCGATCACGGGCCGCTTCTCGACGAAATTGTAAGATTTCGCGAGATTGAGCGCGCCGCGTGGTCCGTTCATTATGCCTCCTCGTATCACGACTCGGGCCGGAAACCGGCTTCGCAGTTCATCTTGACGCACTCGCGTTGCACGACAGGATGCCAAAGGCCGCTGATTTCCGTGAAGATCTGATAGTTGTCGCGCGCCCATTTCTGGAACGCGCGGGTTTGTTCGCGGTCGAGCCGCTTAAAGACGTTACTTGCCATATCTTTCTTACT